GGTTATTCGCGCCGCCGTCTTCGCCTAGCGACAGAATTTCGGAAAAGTCGATAGAAAAATCAGAATCAATCGGAAAAACAGATGAATGTAAGCGTGAAAAAAGCAGGTCCAACATACGAGGAGGCGCGCACCAGGAAGGTGGCAGCCGAGGCTGAGATCGCGGAGCTCGAGCTCAAGAAGGTCAACGGCGAGCTGGTAACTGCCGAGGATGTAGTGAGCGCGTGGAATGATGTCCTGGCGGCACTCAAGGCCAAACTGCTGGCGGTGCCGGTCAAAGGTGCCCCGGTGGTTGCAGCCGAGATCAATGCGGCAGCGTGCCAGCAAATCATGGAGGATCTAATCAACGAAGCGCTCGAGGAGCTCAGCAACTATGACCCAAGAATCGACCCGACAAAAGCGACTGTCGAATCACCTGAAGAAAGCACTGGCGACGCTAAAGCCGCCGCCAAAACTAACAGTAAGCGAGTGGGCCGACCGAGAAAGACGGCTCGACTCTCAAAGTAGCGCGGAGCCTGGTCGATGGTACACATCGAGGGCCGAATACCAAAGGGGAATAATGGATGCGTGCTCTGACCCAAATATCAGCGAAGTTGTCGTTATGGCGGGCGCACAGCTCGGCAAGACTGAAGCGATACTCAATATTATTGGGTATCATATTCATCACAATCCGTGTCCAATTCTGGTGCTTCAGCCGACGCTGGACATGGCACAAAGTTTCTCAAAGGATCGAGTCGCGTCTGGACTTATTCGCTCAACGCCTGCAATCCGGGATAAAGTAAAAGACCCCAGAGCTCGTGACTCGGGCAATACGACGCTGCACAAAGTATTCCCAGGTGGCGCCATTACCATGGTCGGTGCCAATAGCCCGAGCGGGCTCGCCTCGAGGCCGATACGCCTGGTGCTATGCGACGAGGTCGACCGCTATCCATCCTCGGCCGGCGCTGAAGGTGATCCGATTAGCCTGGCGCGAAAGCGGGCGGCCACATTCTGGAACCGTAAGATTGTGATGGTAAGCACCCCCACAAACGATGGCGCCAGTCGAATCCAGGACGCTTACGACAAATCCGACCAGCGCAAGTATTTTGTGCCGTGCAAGCATTGCCACCATGAGCAGGTGCTCAAGTGGGCTGGCGTCCAGTGGGAGGAAGGACAGCCCGACACCGCCGGTTATATGTGCGAGCATTGCGGTGTGCTTTGGAATGAGTCGGACCGGGTGTGGTCTATTCGCAATGGTCAATGGGTGGCGACGGCTGAATTCAAGGGGGTGGCCGGTTTCTCGATCAATGGTCTGTATTCGCCGTGGACACCGCTCGCGGATGGCGTGCGAGATTTTCTGAATGTCAAAAAGAACCCGGAGCAGCTCAGGGTGTGGACGAACACTTACCTGGGCGAATTATGGTCCGATCCTGGCGAGACGCTCGAGGATTACATTCTTGCCGATCGGCGCGAGGAGATGCCATTTATACCGGAGGATGTGATCATTCTGACGGCCGGCGTGGATGTGCAGGATAACCGGCTCGAGATCAGTGTGATCGGCTGGGGGCGCGATGACGAGTCCTGGGTGATATCGCATTCGACGCTATACGGCGATCCGAGCACGCCACAGCTCTGGACTAACCTGGATTCGCACTTGATGAGACAATACGAGACCGAGAGCGGTCGGCGCCTGGGCATTCGTGCCGCTTGCGTAGACTCAGGTGGTCACTTTACCAATTCGGTGTATCAGTATTGCAAAAAGAACATGGGGCGCCGGATTTTCGCGATCAAGGGTGTCGGTGGTGAGGGTAAGGCAATCGCCGGGCGCCCGAGCAAGAATAACGTGGCAAAATGCCCGCTTTTTCCGATCGGCGTAGATACGGTCAAGGATTTGGTTTTTGCCAGGCTGCGCATCCAAGAGCCTGGCGCCGGGTATGTGCATTTTTCGGATTCGCTGCATGAGGAATACTTTCGGCAGCTCACGGCTGAGAAGATTGTCACTAAATATCACAAAGGATTCAAAAAACGGATGTTCGAGAAGATCCGACCGAGAAACGAGGCGCTCGATTGCATGGTGTACAGCATCGCCGCATATGCTATCATTGGGATAAATGTCAATGCTTTTGCCGATAAATTGGAGTCAGAGCCACAAAAAATGGAAGCAAAAACTCCAGAAAAAGCAGAGAAGAAACAAGCATTCATCCCGACCAGGGCGCCTCGCGCTGGCGGTTTCGCTAATTCATGGCGGTGATTGATGGCAAATTTATTTGATGCAGCAAACGCGCCTGAAGGCGAACCAATCGAGGTGGTGGTCGGCGACTTTTTACAATGGAAGCGCTCCGATATTGCGGAAGACTACCCCACATCGAGTGGTTACACGGCCGAATACGTGGCGCGAATCACTGGCGGTGGTTCGACCGAGATCAAGCTGCAGCAAAGCGCAAGCTCGACCGATAATTACTATCTTTTCCAGGTTAGTTCTGAGACGAGCGCGGTATTCTTGCCTGGCCTGTATCACTGGCAGCTCGAGATCACTCAAACCAGCTCGGGCAATCGCATTGTGGTGGACATCGGTGATTTTACCGCGATCCCGGATATGGATAACAACCAGGCGGACCCGCGCATACACGCCGAGATTATGGTCAACAAGATCGAGACCATTTTGGCGGGTAAGGCCGACTCGGATGTCGCATCCTACTCGATCGCCGGTCGATCACTGACAAAAATGTCATTCAGTGAGTTGATCGAGGCGCGCGAGTATTACAAGCGTGAGATCAACCACCACAACAACAAGGAGCTACTGAAGCGCGGCAAGAGTAACGGCTCCACAATCAAGGTGAGGTTTTAAGGATGGCGATTTTTGACTTTTTAAAGCCGAAACCAAAAGCCGAGCCTAAAGTATTCAAAAGATCATACCAGGCGGCGAATACGTCGCGCCTTTTTTCTGATTTTAAAGAGTCGGAGCGCTCAGCCGACTCTGAACTGTACCCGGTTATCAGTCGAATTCGCGCCAGATCGCGTGACTTAGCCCGAAACAACGAGTACACAAAGCGATATTTGACACTGCTGAAGACCAATGTGGTCGGCGAAAAAGGCTTCGGATTGCAGGTAAAAGCCACTAATACGACCGGCGATTTAGACCAAATCGGCAACCAGGCGATTGAAAATGCCTTCAAATCATGGGGCCGCAAGGGTGGCTGCACGGTTGATGGCAAGATGTCTTGGGTCGACGCGCAGAAAATGGTGATCGAAGGCCTGGCGCGCGATGGCGAGGTGTTTATCATTAAACATCGAAACGCATCGTTTAAAGATTCATTCGCGCTCGAGTTTATCGAGCCTGACCAGGTGGATGAGGAGAAATCCGAAACACTCAAAAATGGCAACCAGGTGCGAATGGGTGTGGAGTTGGATCGGTTTCGTCGCCCGGTGGCTTATCACCTACTCACATACCACCCTGGCGACTATGATTTCACAAGTCAAACGCGCAGCCCAAAACACATCCGGGTGCCGGCCGATAGAGTAATCCATATTTACATGCCCACCAGGGCCGGTCAAACGCGCGGAGAGCCGTGGACTGCATCGGCAATATCAGCGCTCAAGCAGCTCGATGGTTTTCGCGAGGCGAGCATTGTGGCGGCCAGAATGGGTGCCTCAAAAATGGGTTTCTTTACCAGCCCGACCGGCGATGGATTTGTCGCGGATGATCTCGATGGCAATGTGCCGATAATTTCGGCCGAGCCTGGCACATTCCACCAGCTCCCGACCGGGATTGATTTCAAGACCTTCGACCCGGCATATCCGAACAATGAGTTTGACGTATTTCACAAGTCGGTGCTCAAGGGTATCGCGTCGGCGCTCAATGTATCGTATACGTCATTGGCCAACGACCTCGAGGCGACATCCTACTCGAGCATTCGCCAGGGTGCTCTCGAGGAGCGCGATCATTACAAAAACCTGCAAGGGTTTATGATTGATCACTTCGTGCGCCCGGTGTTCGAGTCCTGGCTCGAGTCGGCCATGGAGATGGGCACGTTTGGCATACCGCTGCGCCAATATCAGAAGTTTGCGGATGCTGCCGAATTCCGTGGTCGAGCCTGGTCATGGGTCGATCCCCAGAAGGAAATGAATGCAGCGATCAATGGAATGAAGGCCGGTATATTATCGCTCCAAGATGTGGCGAGCCAATATGGCAAGGACACCGAGGAGCTGCTGGCACAAATTCAACGCGATAAAGCACTGATGGATCAATTTGGTGTAAAATACGCATTAGAGCCATACGCAGCACAACAAATGCCGGTGATTCCCGAGGTGGCGACCGATGGCAACGTATAAAGGAGCAGAAATTGACACAAAGCCAAGCGAATCTATGGCGGAGGAGGCTGCTCGAGGCCTGGAATGGCGCGAAGAATATGGTCGCGGCGGCACTGAGGTGGGTGTCGCGCGTGCTCGTGACATTAGTAACCGTCGCGAGCTTGGCATTGATACTGTGCGGCGTATGTATTCTTATTTTGCTCGACATGAGGTTGACAAAAAGGCGGAAGGATTCCGACCTGGCGAGGAAGGCTACCCAAGCGCAGGGCGAATCGCCTGGGCGCTCTGGGGCGGGGATGTCGGTCAATCTTGGGCAAATCGAATCGTCGAACGTCTCAATTCATTAGACGAGGCTGATCGAATGGATGATATGAGACCATACCCAAACGAGCACGCCGCCAGGATAACGGACCCGGAGAAATACCAGGGCTTTCGGCGAATGAATGACGAGCTGGGCGACGGGATTCACATTATCCTGGGCCTGCTGGATGGTGCCAGTGAGATCCAGTCGATTCGATTCGACAAAACAAAGTGGACCGTTGAAGCAGCGCAGCAATGGTTAAATGATAACGGTTACGAGCCGATCAAGTTCGAGCCGGCTATCGAGGAGAGAAAGATGAGTGATATCGAGGAAAAAATGATCGAAGCGCACGACGAGTCGATCGAGGATGATTCGCAGGCGAATCGACTGTCGGTGACGGATATCGAGCACCGGGCGATGGAGCTCGAGGCCAAGACAATCGACGAAGAGACCCGGAAGGTCCGCATTGCGATCAGCTCCGAGGAGCCGGTGCAACGATCATTCGGGATGGAAGTATTGGAACACTCGAGCGAGGCGATTGATTTGTCGTTTCTCGCAAGCGGACGCGCCCCGCTGCTTTTGGATCACGATCCAGAAAAGCAAATCGGCGTGATCGAATCAGTGGAGCTCGATGGCTCGGCGCGGCGACTCCGCGCGACGGTGCGCTTTGGAAAAGGCGCGCTCGCCCAAGAGGCTTTCACCGATGTGGTCGACGGAATCCGGGCGAATATCTCGGTCGGTTACGCGATCAACAAACTCGAGCGCAAGGATAAGGAGACATACGTCGCTAAATCCTGGCGCCCGATGGAGGCATCGCTTGTATCAATTCCCGCAGATGTGACAGTCGGCGTGGGGCGGTCTGGCGAGGTTTCAAACGAACCCGTGATTACAACTGACTTCAAAGAGGAATCTATCATGTCAGAATCTATTGATATCGCGGCAGTCGAGGCAGAAGCCCGCAAAGCCGCACAACGCAACGCCGCTCAAATTGTTGAGCTTGGCGCCCGTCATAACAAGAGCGATCTCGCTCAGAAAGCCATTGCTGAAGGCCGCAGCATCGAAGAATTCCGTGGCGAATTGCTCGATCTTATCGGTTCACAGCGCGCGCTTGAAGAGAAAGAAATCGGCATGACTCAAAAAGAAGTCAAGCGCTTCTCCTTGCTTCGCGCGATTCACGCTCTTGCAAACCCAACTGACCGACGCGCTCAAGAAGCCGCTGCTTTCGAATTCGAATGCTCGCGCGCTGCCGCTGACGCATACGGTCGCACAGCCCAGGGCATCCTTTTGCCTGCCGAGGTAATGCGCAACTGGAAGCGTGACCTGAACAGCGCCGACGAGTCTGCATTGTTCACTGACGACTTCCGTGGTGGTGATTTCATCGACGTGCTTCGCAACGCTTCAAGCGTAATGCAAGCCGGCGCGCGTATGCTGAATGGTCTATCTGGCGATGTAAAAATCCCCAAGAAGACTGCTGCTGCTGCCGCTGCTTGGATTGCTACCGAGGGTGGTGCATCGTCTGAATCCGAAATGACTGTCGGCTCAGTGTCAATGACTCCCAAAACTTTGGGCGCTTTCACTGATTGTTCACGCCAGCTACTTATCCAAAGTTCTTTGGATATCGAAGCATTGATCCGTGACGATCTGGCTCAGGCAATCGCTTTGGCGATCGACTTGGGTGCACTCGCAGGATCTGGCTCTTCTGGCCAGCCCACCGGTATCAAGAACACTTCAGGAATCAACACGGTTGACTTCGGCACCGCTCCTGACTTGATCCCGACGTTTGCCCAAATAGTTGATATGGAAACCAAGGTTCGCGAAGACAATGCTCTTGGCAACGGTGGTTCCTATATCTCAAACGCGACTATGTACGGTGCATTGAAGTCGGTCGAGAAGGCCAGCAACACCGCGCAGTTCGTAGTTGAGCCCGGCGGCACAATGAACGGATTCCGAACGATCGTATCGAACCAGGTTGCCTCTGGTGATCTGTACTTCGGCGACTTCAGCCAGCTTTTGGTTGGTATGTTCGGTGGCCTGGACATCGTGGTCGATCCTTACACTGCGAGCACTAGCGGCACTGTACGTGTTGTGGCACTGCAATCATGCGACGTCGCTGTACGTCACGCGACTGCATTCTGCCTTGGCAACGACGGCGGCAGCTAATCGGACGCCACCCCCTTTCGAGGGGGTGGTTTTCTCCCAGGCTTTTAATGAGAGCCCGGCAGAAAGCCAAAAGGTGACAATATGAAATATTTGGTATTAAAGGGAACAGTAATTAGCGGGCGCCAGGTGCGCGCCGGTGATGTGGTTGAGGTCGAAGGCGCCGAGGCGGTCGAGCTGCAAAATATGGGGCGCATTTGCCAGGTGATTGAGACCGAAACAAAGGTTCAAGACCGATCAGTAGGTCTTTCCGAGGAAGGCAAACCAAAACGCCGAACCCGGCGCACAAAAAAGGTCGCTGAATAATGGCAGTCGAAACCACCGACGATCGCTTGATTATGCTCGCCGATTTTGGTGTGGCAGCGACGTATACGCCGATCGGCGGAACGGCCTCGAGCATAACGGTGATATTCGACAATCAATACGAGGCGGTTGACGCTGGTGGTGGTGTTGCGTTTGCTATGCAGCAGCCCAGGGTAACTTGTCGATCGGCGGACGTGTCTGGCGTATCTGAAGGCGCCACCATGGTGATCGAATTGGTGACCTATATCGTGCGCGTGGTTATGCCAGACGGCACCGGGATCACTGAGCTCATGCTCGAGGCGCAATAATGGCACACGTACGCAAGCTAATCCGAGATAACATCGAGACAACGCTCACCGGGTTAGTGACCACCGGCACCAATGTTTACAAGACGCGAGTGTATCCGATCGCCGAGGACAAACTGCCAGGCATTGCGATTTACACTCGAGAGGAGTCGACCGATCACGCGACAATCACAAAGCCGCGCACGCAAATTCGCAACCTGGTGGTATCGGTTGAGGTGTATGTCAAAGCATTGACCGATTACGACGACGAGCTCGATCAGATCGCATTGGAGATCGAGGAGGCGCTATACGCCGACCAGACTCGAGGCGGTTACGCAAAAGACACCATGGTCACATCGTTTGATTGCGATTTCGCTGGCGATGGCGATCAGCCCGTCGCGCGGGCTACGATGCAAATTTCGGTCGATTATGTTACATTAGAGAACAACCCGGAGGCTGCACAATGATAGAAATGGTGCACGGAGAGACAACGATCAAGGTCCTGGCTCATAAAGTCGAGGAAATGATCCATAAAGGCTGGTCCATCAAGGGCCAAGAAACCGGACTCCCTGAGCCGGATTTGATTGATGAAGACGATTCCGAGGAGGAATAGCAATGGCAACACATAAAGGCTCAGAGGGCTTAATCAAGGTCGGCGCAAACACCGTCGCCGAGGTGAAAAGCTACTCGATCGAGGAAACTGGCGACACCCGAGAAACCACCAGCATGGGTGATGTGGCGCGCACTTACTCGCCGACTTTGACATCCTGGACCGCATCGGTTGATGTATTTTGGGATGAGACAGATACCACCGGCCAGGGTGCATTAACGATTGGCGCTGAAGTGACCTTAAACGTATATCCAGAAGGCGCCGACACTGGTGACAATTATTACACCGGGTCGGCTATTGTGACCGGCGTATCAATCAGTGCATCGTTTGATGGCACGGTCGATGCTTCGATCTCACTGCAAGGTACTGGTACTCTGACGGCGTCAACGGCTGCGTAATATGTCTATACTCGAGAAAGCGAAAAACCACTATAAAGCCAAGCTAACGGCTGAACCTCGAGAGATTGATATCCCAGAATGGGATTCCAAACTCTATGTTCGGCCAGGTATTAGCTTGCAAGCTCTCGGTGAGATCATGGAATTGGCCAACGCAGGCAAGGCTGCCGAGGCCATGGTGATGACGATTGTGCATCGTTTGATTGATGGCGAAGGCAAACCGGTATTCAAGAAATTGGATAAACTCGAGCTCATGAAATCGGTGGACCCCGATGTCCTGGCTCGCATTGTGTCCGAGATCAATTCCGGTGATCCAGACGAGGCCGACGTCGAGGGAAACTAAAAGCCGACCGGGACTTGCAGTTCCGGTATTTTCTAGCGGAAACATTAAGCAAGACGGTCGGCGAAATCAATCAAATGGACATCCGCGAGTTTATGGGGTGGGTCGCCTGGTTTAAGTTAAAGGAAGAAAGGAATGGCAAAGGACGTAAAGTTTGATATCGTCGCCAGGGACAAAACCAAGCGAGCATTTGATTCGGTCACTGGTGGCCTTGGCAAAGTATCAAAGGCCTCGATCGCGGTCACGGCTAAGATCGCCAAAATTGGTGGCGCCTTTGCACTAGCAGCGGGCGGTGCCACCGCTGCACTTACCAGAGCGTCGATGAAAAATATCGATGCGCTTGCCAAGACGGCCGACAAGATCGGTATCAACACCGAGGCGCTTGCCGGGCTTCAGCACGCCGCAGAGCTCACTGGCGTGTCCACCGAAACCATGAACATGGCCTTGCAACGAATGACCAGGCGCGTCGCTGAGGCGGCCATGGGGTCTGGCGAGGCGGTGAAGGCGCTCGATGAGCTAGGCATTAATGCGGCGAAGCTGCAAAAGCTGCCGCTCGATGTGCAAATGGGCGTCATTGCCGATGCGATGGGCAAAGTTACAAACCAGTCTGATCGTGTTCGCCTGGCGATGAAATTGTTCGACTCTGAAGGTGTTGCCCTGGTCAATACACTGGGGCAGGGCTCGCAAGGCCTTCAGGATATGGCACGCGAGGCTGAATTGCTAGGCCTGGCGATCAGTCGAGTTGATGCTGCTCAGATTGAGGCGGCAAACGATGCGGTCACTCGAGCGCAAGGTGTATTCACCGGCGTGGCAAACCAGATCGCGGTCAATTTATCCCCGGTTATCGCAGAGCTTGCGACAAATTTCTACCAGACCGCGCTTGATATGAACGAAGCCGGCAACGTAGGGACCAAGATATCAGATATCCTGGTCAAGGCATTCGGTCATGTGGCAAATGGCGTGCAGGGCCTTAGAATCGCCGTGAAGGGCATTCAATTTGTCTTCGCTAAGATGGCGGAAGGCGCCACATTTGCGATGTCCAAATTGATGTGGGCCATCGATATGGCCATCGAGAAATACAATCAACTAGCGGATTTTCTCAACCTTAATAAAATATCATTTAAACCTGGCGAGGAGCTCGCAGAGCTGAGCGAATCATTCGGAAATGTGGCCGACCAGATCAAGCAAGAAATGCTCGACATGGCGAATCAAACGCTGCCATCCGAGCAGATATCAGCATTTTATGACCAGGTGCAGATGAAAGCACGCGAGACCGCTGAAGTGGTCGCGGCAAATGCGCCTGGCAAGGTATTACAAATGGACGTCGAGGCAGCGGCCGCCGCAGTACAGCAAACATCGACCGTGACACAAAACGCGATTCTCACCCAGGCGAATACACTGGTAAGCACTACCCAGGGACAAATGGGCGCACTGCAAGGCATATTCGCGGAAGGCTCTGCCGCCGCGAAAGCGTTTTTTGTGATATCCCAAGCGCTTGCAGCCGGGTCCGCAATTATCAACGGCTTGATGTCGGCGATGTCGATTCGAGCAGCGTATGCGCAATTAGCAGCGCTCACGGCAAACCCTGGCCTGGTGGCAGTGGGTGAGGCGCACGCTAACGTCGCAATGGCGATGGGCTTTGCAACCGCTGGAATGATTGCCGGGCAAACTCTGGCATCGTTCGAGGGCGGCGGCTTTACCGGGTACGGCGCTCGAGTAGGTGGCATGGACGGAAAAGGCGGAAAGCTCGCCATGGTGCATCCAAATGAAACGATTGTAGACCATACGAAAGGCCAGGGAATGAACCAGGCGCCGGTGAACGTGAGCTTTAATATCCAGGCAAACGATACCAGGGGATTTGATCGGCTGCTCATTGAGCGCCGAGGCGCCATTGTGTCGCTAATCAACCAGGCTTTGAATGAGCGCGGTCGCGCGTCATTGGGGAGAGTATAATGGCAGGAACATTCCCAACATCGCCAGGTTATACCAGAATCAGGACCCGGTATAAGCATTATCAGCTATCGAGCGAGTCGATTAATGGCCGCATCCAGGTTCGATCGCTGAATTCAACCAGGCGAGAATTTGTGGTCGAATTTCCACCGATGACAAAAACCGAGTTTGAGCCGATTTACGAGTTTATCCTTGATCAGCAAGGTATGCTCGAGACATTCCAGATTGCGATACCGGATCCAACACTTCCGGGAACAAGCGAAACGGTCACCGTGCGATTAATGAATGACGTGCAGGAATTCGACATCGGCGTCGATGAGCGATATCGTTTTGAGATTGACCTGGTTGAGGTGGTTTAGTGAGCCGGTCAATCAATATTGATACAAAGGCGGCAATGGCCGGCGATAGCTTTCGATTCGCCACATTGATTCGCATTGATTTTGATTCGATTGTTTACATCACCGATTACGGGAACGATCTCACTATTGAGGGCCTCGGTACATTTGTGAACAGCTCGCATTTTATCGAGCTGACTGACGTCAAAGAGACCGGCGCGCTCAAAGTAAACACGCTTAATTTTCAACTATCCGGTGTCGAGCAGTCTTATATATCTATTTTCCTGCAGCAGGATTACATGGATCGGCGATTCCGGGTGTGGCGCGTAATACTCGATGCGGATGATGAGGTGATCGGGGATCCGTTTTTGTTTTTCGATGGGCGCATTGTTGGATTTGATATTGAGGACACCGAACGCGATAGCCTGGTCAACTTGGAAATTGCATCGCATTGGCGCGACTTTGAAAAAATAGTGAATCGAAAAACAAACCATAACAGCCAGCAGGTCTATTTTGCCGGCGATATGGGTTTCGAGTTTGCATCCAAAACAATCAAGGATTTGAGGTGGGGGCGTAAAGCGTGATTATTGGTGTACTGATTGCGGTCGCTGTCGTCGCCGGCGGGATATCCTATAAGCAAGCCAGGGACGCCCAGAAGCAGGCCAGAAAGGCCGCCGACGCGATGGCCGGCGTGCTGGTCAATAAGGAATCGAACATCGATCCATTGCCGGTCATATACGGCGAGAGGCGCGTCGGTGGTGTCCGGGTTTATCTCGAGGCTGCCGGCGGCAAAAAGAATGAATACCTATATATTGCCCTAGCGTTATGCGAGGGCGAGGTCGAGTCGATCACCGATATCGAAATCGACGACACACCAATCACCGATGCGCGATTTGATGGCCTCACATCCTACCAGGTATTCACGGGTACCGACGATCAAACCGTGAGCACACTATTACAAGAGTCTGGCGCCCAGTGGACCAGTGACCACCGTTTGCGCGGGGTGGCGTATATTGCGGTTCGACTGAAATATGACGAGAGCGCTTTTTCTAGCATTCCAGATATCACGGCGGTGGTAAAAGGCCGCAAGGTATATGACCCAAGGACGGCAACGACCGCATGGTCAGACAACCCGGCGCTTTGCATCCGCGATTACCTGACAAATGCTCGATTCGGCAAAGGATTGCCATCGAGCGCAATTAATTACACCGCATTTTCCCAGGCTGCAACCGATCTCGAGAGCTTTACAGCGACACCATATAGCGGCGCTCCGAGCACTATACAATTATTCAAAGCGAACATTGTGCTCAACACCGGCGAGGAAATTTTTCGAAACGTCGAAAAACTGCTAATCGGATGCCGTGGATTTCTACCATATACTCAAGGCCAGTATGCGCTCAAGATTGACCAGGCGACGAGCTCAATTTTAACGCTCACCACCGACACCATTATCGGTGGGATAAAAATTGCCGGCGCCAAGAAAGAAGACAAATTCAACCGGGTGGTGGTCAAATTCCCAAACCCGGAAGCCGACTGGCAACCAGACCAGGCCGTATGGCCTGACGCCGGCAGCGCTGAAGAAATCGCATACCTGGCAGAGGACGGTGGCACGCTCTTAGTCGACGAGGTCGATCTTGATGGCGTAACAAACTATTACAGCGCTCGAGACATTGCGCGCATCCTGGTGTTGCGCTCACGCAATGGTTTGCGTGTAGGTCTTCAGGCCACCTCAGAGGCAACAGATCTCACGGTGGGCGATGTTGTGTCTATCACGCACCCAACGCCAGGGTGGGACGCAAAATCATTCCAGGTCGAGGAGGTTTCTCTTAACTACGACGGCACGGTCGGGCTTAGCTTGATCGAGTATGATTCCGCTATTTACGCATACGACCCAGCAAACGAGGAGGCGGTATATCCAGACAGCAATTTGCCGAACCCATTCGATATTGAGCCGCCAACCTCGCTGACTATTACTGAGACGACGGTGGTGGCCGAGGATGGCACACTGCTGCCTTCGCTCCTGGTGTCCTGGACCGCTGCCGACGATGCCTTTGTCACGCAATACGAGGTGCAGTGGAAGTTAGCCAGCGCAAGCGAATACAGCTCCGCATTCACCGGCACGGTGCAATATGTGATCCAGGGCGTGACACCGGGCGAGGAATACAATATCCGGGTGCGCTCACTTAATGAGCTCGGTGTCAAAAGTGCATTCGTGAGCACCGATAACACGCCCGACGGTGATACTACGGCGCCAGGAATACCGGGCAGTTTGACGGCGGTCGGCGGGCTTCGTGAGATATCACTATCCTGGACACCGCCAACGGATCCAGATTATTCGCACGTTGAGGTGTGGGAAAATACGGTCAATAACTTTGCCACCGCGACAAAGATCGCAATCGCCGGGGGTGACAATTACATTCGCACCGGCCTTGGCTACGATGTGACCCGATACTATTGGCTAAAATCTGCCGACTATTCGGGCAATATTTCTGACGTTTCCGCAGTAGCAAGCGCCACCACATTGTTCGTCGATACCGACTCATTCAGCGAGGCGGTAAACAACCTTTTCTCTGAGGCTGGTGCTTACGGTATCGAGCCGGTGAGCTCATTGCCCGCGACTGGCGACTTTGATGGCCAGATAAAATACGATACCACAGCCAATAAACTTTACCGATGGGATGCGGATACATCGACTTGGACTGACGATATTTTCTCGATCACTTCTGGATCGGTTGATCTTGCATCGTTTGCCGCTGGAATTGAGCCCGTGGGCATTGTGTCCAGTTTGCCAAACCCAAGCGGATACACTGGCGCTCAGATTGTATTTAACACAAGCGACAACAAGCTCTATCGATACACGGGCACGGAATGGGTATCCTCGGTGCCAACGGCTGACCTGGTCGGCACGATCACATCGCTACAGATCGCCAACGAGGCCGTGACTAACGCAAAGATTGCAGTCGATGCAATTCAAGGTGATGTGATAGCGGCAGGCGCGATTACAGAACAAAAGATATTTAATGGCTCCGTGTCGCAATCAAAGTTAGCAGAGCGTGCCGTGGATGAGACAAAATTAGCAATCGGGGCTGTGACTCAAGATATTGTTGCGACAAATGCGATATCTGCCACCAAGATTGCGGATGGCGCAATAGAGACTCCAAAACTGGCAACCGGATCTGTAACCGCCGCAAAAATCTTCACTGGCGCAGTAACTGCAGATGCTATTGGCGCGAATGCCGTGACAGCAGATGCCATACTAGCCGGATCAGTTACCGCATCTAAGATTTTAAGCAATACTATCACTTCGCAACAAATTCAAAGCAGAACTATAACCGCCTTAGAGATATTAACCGGCACTATAACATCGTCTGAGATTGCAGCGAACACAATAACCGCCTCAAACATACTGGCCGGAACAATCACGGCGACTGAGCTGGCAAGCAACTCGATAACTTCAGAAAAGATCCAGGCCGGCTCGATAAGCACTGATAAACTGGCGGCAAATGCTGTGACCACCGCTAAACTAGCAGCCGATTCCGTAACTGCCGGTATCATAGCAGCCGGTGCCGTATCGACTTCTGAGCTGGCCGCCGATGCCGTGACTGCCGAAAAGATTCAGGCCGGTACTATCACCTCAGATCGAATTAAAGCCGGAGATATCCAAGGCGATCGCATTGCCGCGAATACTATAACGGGCGGGTTGATTGCAGCATCCGGGATAATAACGAGCGCGGCGCAGATTGATGACGCTGTTATCACCAATTCTAAAATTCAAAATCTTGCGGTTGACACAATCAAAATTGCGAATGGTGCTGTTACTAATAAATATGCAGCCTACACCGCATCGTCCATTTCGGTAACCGGGACTTATATAAAAGTGCAGGAATTGCAGGATGTTGACTTTGATGGAAGTCCGGTAAGCGTAATTTATAACTGCAAATTAGATGATGCGCTCAGCCACAGAATAGATATAAGATTAAATGGAACCTCACAAAGGGTATTTACTGCTGGCTCAATAGTTTTCACTCAAGTGATAAGCGGTTTTGCTGTTTATTCATATTTCCCGAACATGGTCACCATCGCATTAACTATAACTCCCAGCTCAGGAACGCACGATATAGAGGTTTACGCTCAAAGAGCTGATACCTCTGTTTCGACACCAGATCACGATGTTTCGCAAAGATTCCTTCAAGCAATCGAGACCAAAAAATAATGTACGCAATATATGACAGCAAAGGCCGCATACTGCAAAGCATAGAATGCCCGGCTGGCAAGATAGAAAAGATTGCCAATGGAATGTCTTATATTGAGACAAGTTGCAATGACGCCACCCATTACATAGAAAACGATCAACCGGTACCATTTCCTAAAAGACCCTCAAAAGACCATGAGTTTGATTATGATTCAAAGCAATGGGTTGATACTAAGTCAGAGGAAATCAGGGCGCAGGAAGCGATTGATGGGCTTAGAAAGCAAAGGAACGCCTTACTGTATCAATCAGACTGGACGCAACTACCAGATGCGCCAGTTGATAAGCAAGCATGGGCGGAATATCGCCAGGCGCTGCGCGATATAACGAATCAAGATCCTAGCAATATTGTCTGGCCGGAGACGCCGCAGTGAAAATTTCGATGTTGAATTTAAACGTGTTATAATCTGAGCAAATTGAGAGGACTCCAAGATGGCAAACCCATTTGTATATACAAATTCACCAAACCAATCTGGCTTGGTGTACGACATGGTTCCGGTCACGCCAAGCGACTCAATCGATAACGTCGGCGCTGGCAATATTGCCATCGGCTTATACATCGAGACAGGCGGCAGCATTGTTTTTTTGAACAAAGACGGAAACGAGCGCACGATAACTGTGCCTGACTTCCATACACTCACATGCTCAGTGAAGCGTGTAAAGTCAACCGGGACGACCGCAACCGGCATCAATGCCCTGGTAGTATAAATGGCGACGATCACTCACAAGCAGGGCGACACACTCGAATGGGTAATCACTCTGACTGAGAGTGGTTCGGCGGTCAACGTTACCGATTGGTCTATTCGATCGCAGATCAGAAACAACGACACACTGATCGCCACATTGACCGTTACGAAAACCGATGCGATTAATGGCGAAATTGTTTTATCGGCTACCGCTGCACAAACTGACACCTGGACTGCGGGCGTGCACTCTTGCGATATTGAGTTCACTGACGGCAATTCCGACGTGTTCTCAACCGAAACATTTACAGCCATAATCCTGGAAGATGTAAGCCATGATTAGCCTGGTGAGTCAGTCGAAAAAGCAGTACACGATATTGATTGATTTCGGATCTTATGCAACCGGGACAGTATCGGTGGCTCGCCGGACTATATCCATAAAGCCGTACGGCAACACGGAAACTATAACGCTACGCGAGCAAGACAGCAGCGAAGGCGCATTGCAACAATTCCCCGAGGCCATAGCATGAGCGTAAATATTGGTATCAACATCCAGCGAAGCCCGAACAAAATGTCCCAGGCTTTGCGAGACGCATCGGTCAATGGATCTATACCTGGTCTGCTTGCGGATTTTGATGGCGAGTATTACAGGGCCAATGGCTCAAAGACCACATTCTCCAACCTAATCACCCACTCCCGTAACGGCAATGCCACTATGGTGGATAGTGACGGGTTGATTAAGTGGGCGCCGCATAATTTGATTAAATATACTGACTTTTCAGCTAATTGGAGCGTGGCAGAGGGCGGAGAAAAAACATCTATAACTGAGTTAGGTCCTGACGGAAATAATAATGCTGTGCTGTTCACTTCTGCCAACTCTGCAAGTGACTTTGTTCAGGGTGTGACATTGGAAGCAAATGTTCAATACACTTTAGAGTTTTATGCAAAAAAAGGAACTGCAACGGAAGCAAAATATAGAGTTTATCAGGGTTCAGATATTGTTTTCGAAAGCTACTATAGTCAACTAACAGCAGAGTGGAACAAAATTAGTGTAACCTTTACTGCCTTATCTTCATCTAATGCAAGTATATTTTTGTTTTCCAACTCTGCGGCAGGAACGATATATTTTGCATTTCCACACCTCTACCGCTCCGACTTAGGCGGCATGGTAGACAACCCAGACCGTGGAGACTCATACGTACCCACCACCACATCGGCAGCGTATCTCCCGAGACGCGGCCATCACGTATACAACGGCTATGAGTGGGTTGATGAGGGTTTGTTGCAGGAGAGTGAAGCGCGGACTAATCTTGAAGATTATTCTAATTTTCTTTCTGGATGGAGCGGAGGCGGGATAATTCTTACGCACAACGCAGAAATAAGCCCAGATGGAACAGAAAATGCGTCAAAATTAGTGTGGGATGCTACCACTACTTATCATTCACTTTTTAGCACAACTTCTGTTAGTGCTAATACAGAATATACGCGCAGTGTATACGTGAAATATTCAGGCGTTCAGTGGATAATCTTACAGCAATACGATGCTGGGGGCGCGCAAACAAATTTAGGCGTTTGGTTTGATATACAAAACGGCTTAAAAGGAACTGAGGATATTGGCATGTCTGGCACAATTCAAAGTGTTGGAAATGGTTGGTATAGATGCTCTTTAACAAACACAACAACCACAGGGACAATATCTGAACGAATACAAATTGCTCTTACAACGGCCAACGGTTCCTCTGCCGCAGGTAGAACAGGAGACGGAGTGTCAGGAGTCTACATCTGGGGCGCTCAACTCGAAGAAGGCTCAACCCCATCAAGCTACATCCCAACTTCAGGCTCCTCAGTAACAAGAGCCGCTGAGACACTCACAATCCCATCCGCTAATCTTCCATGGCCTACACCGCAGTACATTGGTGATGAGTTGGTTACTAATGGGACGTTTGATACGGATATTTCTGGTTGGGGCGAAGGCGCTGGTGGAACTATATCTTATGATAACGGTGCGATAAAAATGGTAACTGGTTCTGGAACGCTTTGTTCTATTACTCAGTCAGAAACTTATGAGGTTGGAAAGGTCTATAAGCTAACATTCGATGTTGTTGAAGTTAGCACAACAGGCATTAATTTATATAACTACAGCTCATCACAGGCATATGCGTTAGGTTCTGCGGCAGTTGGAACGTATGAGCATGTATTTGTTGGTGCTGGCTTTCGTGGGACAGATATAAGGATTGCTAAAACAGCAGGCGAATATGTTCGTTTAGACAACATCTCCGTCCGCGAAATAAACCCACTGTCTGTGTCTATACAGATGGATGGGCGAATGACGTATGCTGATGATACGGAAGCGTTAAATGTTGTACAATTAAAGTGGGAAAAAGACGGAAATAATAGAATAATGAGTTACGTGTCAACGCATGTTGGCAGTATTGATTATTTAGATGGAACGCAGGTGTTTCAGCAGGTGTCTAGTGGCACTTTTGATACGCTTTCCGGAAGTGCTGGTTATTATACTCCCGACATTCTAGTCCCATACAACATCTCAAGTCGTCACGGCTCAACCTTTATCAACGGTGCAGTAGAAGGCACAGCACTAACCGCTGACACAACACCAACGGCACTACCAGACCTGTCTAGCACTAACCTGTCACTCGGCTACACATATATGGGTACAATCAAGACCTTTAGAGTCTGGAACGTAGACTTGACCGACTCTGGATTAGTAGCCGCAACAGCACCATCGCTAGAGCCGTCATTGAGTTTAAGTTTTGATTCAACTGAGTCGAGCTTTACCGTATTGGATTGGAGCGAATAATGGGTACAAAGAACTTTGACAATTACTCTGATTTAATTACGTTCACCCGAGCATCTAGTGGCACAGCGTTACGGCCTATAAGCTATGGTGATGAGCTTGTAACTAATGGGACGTTTGATAGTGATAGCGATTGGACGAAAGTTAATGGGGCTACAGTTTCAGGCGGGACAGGTAATGTTGCTTCCGCGATTAATAGTGAAATTTATCAAACTATTTCAACTACGGTTGGAAAAGTTTACAGCGTGACAGCTACAATTAGTGGCAGTAATTCCGCAACTGAAGGCAGGCTTGAAGTTGGATATGGCACAGGCTCGGATCATTGGGTAATACTTAATAGGCATGTTGGAGGCTTAACAGGCACAATTACAGAAATATTTGTAGCGACAAACACATCTACAGTTGTTGGCTTAAGAAACGCTTACGCCAATTATACATATTCTATCGACAACATCTCCGTACGCGAAGTTCTATTCGATCAACCCAATGCACCGCTCACCCTATTCAACCATCCAACTAATGTACCGCGCATTGAGTATGACGCAGACGGTAATCGGTTGGGGCTGCTGGTTGAGGAGAGTAGGACTAATCTAGTTACGTATTCGGAAGACTTTACGGGTTCGGGTTGGAATGCATCAGATTCTGCAATAGCAAGTTCAACAGTAAATGCCCCTGATGGGTCGCAGAACGCTTTTAAAATTTATGAAAATACTTTAAACGAAGAGCATTCAAGCTATTTTAACTTTGCATATTCATCAGGAATAATTTATACAATAAGTATTTTTGCAAAATCAGCCGAAAGAGATTTTTTAGTTTTAGGAACACTAAACAACTCATCGCAGTTAAGTATTTTTAACTTAGCTGACGGTGTTGTTGATACTGTAGCATCAAGCCATGATTTAGCTACAATTCAAAATTGCGGGAATGGGTGGTATAGATGCTCAACAACATTCACTGAATCTGCAAGTATTCGTGATTATGTGATATTTGGCGTTTCTAATTCAAGCGGCGTTGTAACCTATACAGGTGACGGTACTTCGGGTATATACGTCTATGGCGCCCAACTCGAAGCCGGAAGTTTCCCCACATCCTACATCCCGAGTAATTCCGGTAGCACCACCACACGCTCTGCTGATGTAGCGAGCATAGGCGTGAGTGAGTTTGGTTATAATCAAGATGCTGTAACCGTATATTGGTCTGGTAAATTTTTATCAGACGCGCCTTTTACAGAATATAGCTTCAATTTTAATGATGGATCAACTGGCACGGATGTGACAAATAGCATTAGGGCGTTTAAATTTCCTGATGGAACGTATCAGTATCGGGTTAGTGTAGGCGGTACAAGCTCTGTTTTAGATTCATTTAGTGGGATTACTGAAGATTTGTTTAAATTTTGCATTACTGCGGATAGCTCATCAGCTATAGGTGCAAGAAACGGCTCATCAAAAACAGATACTAGCGTTACTCTGCCAACTGGATTAACAACATTACATATTGGGGCGAACTTTAATGGTCATATTGAGTCGATAAAACATTGGCCGAGAAAACTTACAGCAGATCAACTTGAGGCTCTAACATCATGAGTGAAATAATCGAAGAAGTAGTAGAAGCACCAAAGACCGACTTCTACATCAAGCTAAACTCAGAAGCAGACCTGCCTACTGTATTCTCTGCATTCTTCCAACAGGACTACGTAACCGTAGTAGACGAAGAGACGGGCGAGTCTACGCAGACACCCGATGGCGAACCGTATCTAGTTAGCCATACTCACGACTACGCCATTGATCTGGTCGGTACGATCTACGAGCCTACAGGTAATACACTCACGGACGATGAGGGTAACGAGTACCCAGAGACTGCACCGATTGATGGCTGGCATGTGAATGTACGATTGGTAGGTGAAGGACGTAGGACTGACGTTGAAGCAATTGATGCGGTTTATGGTGTTGTGCCTAATTCACCATCGAGGGTGTTTTTGTAGAGGTATTTATGAGCGTAGAGCACTCGGTAGCGAAGCTAGAAGCGCAGCAAGAGGCAATGGCGTCTGATATTCATGAGATGAAGTCGGCATTAACAAGTATTGCTGAGACTCTACGCAATCTCGCCGGAATTGAGCAAAGGCAGGTGAATTTGACTGACGCAATCACGCGCGCGCATAAACGTATTGACGAGATGCAATCGTTGATTAAAGAAGAAGTCAAAGGTCACGAAAGACGCATTCAGTCTATCGAGCTAAAACAGGCAAAGGACGCATGGATCGAGCGTGTCATAACTGTGATTGTGATGGGTGTTGTCGGTCTGTGGATTAAGGGCGGCCTCTGATGTGGCAGGCTCTGATCGGCCCGGTGTTTAGCCTTGGAAAGCAATGGCTCGAGAATAAGCAGGAAAAGAGCAAAGCAAAGCACCAGGCAGAGCTGAATCGCATCTATCAGGACGGCGCAGCCGAGACCAGTTTGATCGCCCAGATGGCGACATCTTGGAAAGATGAATACTGGACTCTGGTGGTATCGACTCCGGTCCTGGCAATTATGTACGGCGTCGCCACCGATAATGACCAAATCATCGCCAGGGTACGCGAGGGTATGACCGCGCTCGAATCCATGCCGACCTGGTTCCAGTTCATCCTGAGCGTGGCCGTGCTCACATCATTCGGGGTCAAGGTTCGCAACAACCTATTCAAGGCCGACAAATGAAAAAGCTAATTGAGCAGCTCAAGCTGCATGAGGGGGTGCGCAGCCACCCGTACGACTGCCCGGCTGGATATCTAACCATTGGCGTCGGCCGGAATATCTCGGAGACCGGGCTCGGTTTGTCGGATGATGAGATCGACTACCTGCTCCAAAACGACATCGAGCGCTGCTACCAGGAGCTCGATCGCTTTGCCTGGTTCATGGATCTGGATACCGTACGCCAGGAGGCACTGGTCAATATGTGCTTTAACCTGGGATTCCCCAGGCTTGCCAAGTTCACCAAGATGATGGGCGCCATGGCTGATGGGAAATACAGCCTGGCGGCCGCTGAGGCGCTCGACTCAAAGTGGGCGAAGCAGGTGGGGCAAAGGGCGAAAGATATTGCTTACATGATCGAGTTCGGCGAATACCCGTGATTGATTTTATGGTGGTCTCGATGCCGCGCTCGCGCAGTACCTGGCTCGCCAACTGGTTGACCACCGACAAAACCATTTGTTTGCACGACCCGCTACGCGATAAGACCATAAAAGACGTCGAGGCAATGAAGGCCGACAAGGTGCTCGGCGTCGCCGATACTTCGCTTTTGCTGTATGGCGATAAACTTAATCGGTACCGGTGCAAAAAGCTAATTATCCATAGAAACCCGAATCAGGTATCCAGATCGGTCGGCGAGAAAATCGACGCCAGGCTGACGAGCCAATTAAATGGGATTAAAGGGCTGCACATTCAATACGACGATATCAACGTCATGGGGCAAGAGATCTGGCAATATCTGATCGGTGACTGGTTTGACCAGGAGCGGTTTGATTTGCTCAAGAATATGAACATCGAGCCGCATTTCCCTGGGCTCAAAAGAGCATCGCAGAATGCGATTAGGCGCGTGGCGGTGTTCATATAAAAAAGCCCGGAGGGAGAGCCGGGCAAAGCAAGGGGTGAGCTCATTGTATCAATTCCCAATAAACGGTACAATCAACGCTTTGGTTTATAAGGGGAATAGAATGCACGCAGGTAGAGCAATCAAGAAATTGCAAGACGACAAAGGTCTAAGTGGAAACGATCTGGCCGATATCCTCGGCGTGGTTCCGCAGCAATTAAGCCGATGGCGAAATTCCGAGGATATGAAATTGTCCACCATCGTAAAACTATGTAAGGCACTCGAAATCGAGGTAAGTGATTTCATAGATGCGGCAAAATGAATGGCTCAGAAAACAGATCGAATACGACACCCGGCGCTTTTTGGACGCCGGTGGTGAGATAAAGCAAATCGAGCCCGGTATTAGTAGCGAATACGGAAACCGGGCCAGCTTTATACTTTCGGTATATACACAAAAAATGGAATCAATCGAAAGAGATCACGGCAAACCATTCTGGCAGGTGGTGTCAGAATTGGCGGAGCGTGGGCACAATAGGGGAACGGTGGCCAGGTCATTGGGGTTTGAGCCTGGCGAGTTTGGCTACCTGCTGAAAAAATACGACAGGGGGCACTTATGGCCGACTGGGAAAAGCTACTAGAATTTTGCGAGACCGACCGGCAGCGCTTGGTTGTCGGTTTAAGGCGCGATGGATTGTCAGCTCACGAAGTGGGTAAACGGATCGGAATAAATGAGCGCAATGTGATGGCAATGTGCAAGCGTTTAAAGGACAAGGCCGCGAAGCAGGGGCACTCGCCCGAGCATGACATGGTGCACACGGTTCCAGATGGGTACAAGGTCAAGGGAACCTCGACACTGTACAAGGATGGACAGCCGGTAATTCAGTGGGTAAAGTCTGACATTGATAATGAACGCCAGATGCAGTTGATGCGGGAAGCTATTTCTGCACTCAATGAAGACATAAAGCCAGAGCCAAAAATAACAAAGCCTAAAGTCAAGAAGTCTCAGCTATGCAACATGTACGTGATAACGGACTATCATGCGGGAATGCTCGCATGGCATGAGGAGACAGGGGCAGACTGGGATCTTCAAATAGCAGAGGACACTTTGGTTAAATGGTTTGCTCAGGCCATAGAGCAAAGCCCACAAGCTGATGTGGCAGTATTCGCGCAGTTGGGTGATTTCCTGCATTTCGACAGTTTAGAGGCGGTAACTCCCGCGAGCCGGCATATACTTGACGCAGACACTAGATTTCAAAAGCTAGTCAGGACAACCATTCGAGTCATTCGCAGAGTGATTAGAATGCTCTTAGAGAAGTATCCAAAGGTTCATGTGAAGTGGTGCGATGCAAACCATGATCCGGCCAGTAGCGCATGGATGCGTGAGTTTTTAATGGCGCTTTATGACAATGAGCCGAGAATATATATAGATAACTCCGCCGACACTTACTACTGTTTCGAGTGGGGTAAGACGGCTTTATTCTTCCATCACGGTCATAAGCGTAAGGTGGCTAACGTGGATTCAGTGTTTGCGGCTAAGTTCAGAGAGGTATTCGGCAGGACAGAGCACGCCTACGCTCACATGGGTCACTATCACTCAATCGACATTAAAGAGACCAATTTAATGATCGTAAACCAACACAGGACGCTCGCGGCACCGGACGCTTACGCCAGTCGCGGCGGATGGATGTCTGGCCGAGAGGCGCAGGTTATTACCTACCATAAAGAGTTCGGGCAGGTTGGGAGCCAGACTATCAGCTACAGGATGATTGCATGAGCGCAAAAGACTACCAGATAGGCGGCGAGCACTATAAGAACAAGGGAATTCAGCCTATTGAATACATAATGGAGAACGGCCTAGACTTTTGTGAGGGGTGTGTGGTGAAGTACATTTCTAGGTGGCGCCAGAAGAACGGACTGGATGACCTTCTGAAGGCCAAGCACTACATAGAGTTTTTGATTGAAAGGGAGACGGACAAATGATTGCTTTAATGATTTGCGAAGAATGTAACAACCAAATGACCGAAATATTCACCGCCCAGGAAGATATGAAACTCAAGGGCTGGATGTGCGAGTCATGTTTGACTTTCGTCCCGGCGATTGGCCGGGAGAAAAAGTTCACTATTGAGGATCAGGCGCCGCAAAGGTCTGAGTAAACCCAATCACCTGGGCCTTGGCATCATCCAGGCCCCGGCAAATCATGGTTTTATATCCAACGCTTGCTAGGTACTCGAGCCATTCTTTTTGCTCAGGCGAGACAATGCCGCCTTTTTCTCGCTTCATTTCAATCCACAAATAAAGCTCCGGGCAAAAAAGATCCGGCACGCCTTTCGATACGCCTTCGGCCTTCAATTTCATTGCCTGGCTTTTGCCCCGATATCCGCCATTGGGTATGGCGAAAATGCGCACCCCTTTGTATGTCTGGCGGAACCATTTAACAAACTCGCGCTGGATCTCATGTTCGGTCATTAAAATGGAATCACCTCCTCCCATTGGTCGCACTGATCGAGGCTTGCGGCGAATTTTGCGGGTGGTCGCTGGTGATGATATAGGCATAATCCGGTCTTATCGTAGAATTCACATGTATGGCAGCACTTAGGCGCCGGCTCCTTGCGCTCCCATTGTATAACAAAATCAGGCTTCGACGGTCTCATTAAAAATCCTTTTCGTTACTCGGTTGAATTTGCCATCCTTGGTGTACTCGATTTCTTTCGGGCTGCGCCCGGTGTTTAGTATCTTGCACAGCTCAACCAGGGTGCCGCCCTGGGGAATCGTTACACAAGACCTCGAGGCAATGCTCGCCAGGGTGGCCATGGCTTTATGTCCGGCATACCCTTCATGCAGGATTGGTAGATACTCGATGACCGGTCGGTCTGATAAGGCGCCATAATAGGTGACCTTCACCATTTGCTTGCCGGATGCCTTGCTCATGTGGTCGGACCAGATCCAATCGGTGACCGCCATGGTTTTTGACTTCAAACCCATAATGTCATCATCGCGCAATGCGAGCTTTGGCTTTTCAGGCTCAGGGAACGGATGATCGCACGCCGGGCAATTTCGCACCGATGGATGCACCAGCTCGTGGCAATTATCGCACGCCTTCACGGGCGCCTCAGACGGCCCCTGGCGGGTTCCCGACGCGCTGGGTGGCGTGATATAGGTGATCGGTCCGTGTTGGCTCACAACGCCGGCAAAATCGAGCACCAGGCAATGATCGGTGTGGCTTTTCAAGCGCATACCTCGACCGGCCATTTGCACATACAAGCCTGGCGACATCGTGGGGCGCAGCATTGCGATCAAATCAATGTCTGGATAATCGAACCCGGTGGTCAATACGTTTGCATTCGTGATCGCCTGGATCTGCCCGCGCTTGTATGCGCCCAGGATAGCATCGCGATCCGCGCTCCCCGTGTCACCGGTAATGCTCTCGGCGATAATACCCTGCTCGCGCAGCTCGTCGCGGATGTGCTCGGCGTGCTCAACGCCAGAACAGAAAAAGAGCCAGGCTTTTCGATCGTTAGCCAGGCGAATTACCTCGCGCACAACGCGCGCATTCATATCGGCGGTGTCGACCGCTGCTTGCAGCTCCTTATCAATATACTCGCCGCCTCGCTTGTGTACGGCTGAGACATCGAGAGCGGCTTCTGTGACCTTAGAACGCAGTGGCGCCAGATAACCATCGGCCACCAGCTCAGCGATCGTTACAGGCTCGATGAGGCCGTCGAAAAGGGCATCGCCATCGCTGATGTAGCCATGGCCGAGCCGGTAGGGAGTGGCGGTGAGACCAATCACCCGGATGCTTGGGTTTATGGTCTCGAGCTCGTTGATTAGCTTGCGATATCCGCCTTCGGCCTTGTGGCTTATCAAATGGCACTCGTCAACGATCACCAGGTCAACGTGGCCGATCTTATGCGCCTTATTCCGCACCGACTGAATGCCGGCAAAAGTGATCGAGTCGAAATCCCGTCGACCGAGCCCGGCGGAGTAAATGCCAAGCGGCGCATTTGGCCATACCTGGCGCAACTTGTTTGCATTCTGCTCGATTAGCTCCTTTACATGAGTGAGCATGAGGATTCGGGTTTCTGGCCAATTCTGCACGGCGTCCTTGCAAAGGTGCGCGACAATGTGGCTCTTGCCGGAGCCCGTGGGCAACACCAGGCAAGGGTGGCCATCGTGCCGGCTCATCCATTTGTAAAGGTCGTCGATGGCGCGCTGTTGGTAGGGTCTTAGCACACTTTATTCCTTAGCAGCCCATGCCGCACCAGCCAGATCGTGTTTCGATGCACACCGTATTTTTCAGCCTGGCCTTTGTCTGTTAGCCCATTTCGATTAATTCGAATTTCACGGACGGATTGATCTGTTAGTTTTGGGTTTTTCTTGCTCACACTATCCTCCCGTCAAATGTGTCTCGTAATGCCTGCACCACCTGATCGGCGCAAAGCTCCTTGCCGGCGATCAGTTCGCTCGATTTATAGTGACCTTCGCCATTCGTTATTTTTGCGCCGTCGATATCGTACACGGCAACAATATCGGTGCTTGCGTCCTGGTCCAACTTCCAGGGCACCAGGTCAGGGTGCAGCACATGAGAATGACACCCGGTGATTTGGTGCTCGTAAGGTATGGTGTCACCCCAGCGCTCGCAGTAAAAGGTCGAATCATCCTTGGCGGTTGAATGTGCGCAGGTGCGGCAATTCACTTGCATTGTCAGTTTGGTGTCGTGGCAAAATTCATGCGCCGGGCAAAATTTGCACTGGAACCAGCTCGGGTCGGTGCTAATTGGTGGCGGCAGCCGGTCCTCGGTTGCCAGGCGGTGACCTCGATCAACCAGTTTTTGCGCTGCATCTTTATCCAGGCGCACGCGCTCCGTGTAATAGGTATCATCATCCTTGCAGACTGCCACATACAAAGCCCGGTCGATTCCAAGGCCAAGCATGTAAAGCTGCATTTGCGCCCAGTGCATCGGCTTTGATTTTTCGACGCCGTCCTTTGTCAGGCTTTTGAATGATTTCAAACTATGCGTTTTAAACTCGGCCACATGGCGAGTCTTAGGCGCCTGCGGCACCCCCGATTCGATAATGCCATCGACCGAGCCAGACACATGGCATCCGAAATTGACGCGAGTCTGATCGCCTCCGATCTTGATGCCTATCCGGCGCAGGTCGCCGATGATCTGATCCTCCTCGAGCTGACCCCGGCGAAACAATCGCAGGATGCGCCCAGGGAAGGATTCGATCACCGCCCAACGAAAAGACAGCCAGATCCACCGATCGCAATGGTGCCCGAGCATAGAGCAGCCCAGGTGCGCCCTGGGCTTTTGTGTTGTCGATTCGTGCGCCCTATCAATCAGGGCGCCGATATCGTTTAGGGGCTTTGGTATCTCCATCCTATCGTTTCCAGGGTGGTGTTGCCGCCGATGGCGCCGCTACCGGCGCAGGTGCCGGTGCCGCACTCCCGCCGATCGACTTATACGCCTTGACCTCATTCTGATCGCCGTATTCTTCCGACTTGCGAATCGATACCTTGATCTGAGCACCAACGCCGATGAGCTGATCGGTATCGGACAGGCTCGAAAGGCCGCCGGCCTTCATCAATTGACCTAGCTGCTGATGACCAATTTCCTCGGCCTTTGGGTTCGGGTTCTGGATGTTGATATTGGTGAATACCACCCGGCCCTGGTGCGTCGGACCGGTTACGTCAAAACGCAGTTTGATATATCGACCGGTGCCAGCTTTGGTATCTTTGACCTCGGCCTCGGTGATGGTTGCATTGTACCAACCGGCCGGGATCGGCTCATTGGTGTTCGTTTCGACGGGAAGGTCCGCCGCATTAATGGTATATCCTAATGTAGACATATTACTCTCCGATTTTCGTAATGTTGAAGGACGGACGTCCTGGGGTTGTGGTGATTGCATTTAAAAGTGGTTTTGTGATCGACTCATCGGTCGCCTTCCAGGCGCGCGCATCGATCTCGGGTTTCCATCGAAACAGATCACCGAGCAAGTTATCGATGCCGTGCTCGATGGCGATTTCCTGCAAGATATCCGCATCGATTTTGCGGTTATATCGCTGGGTGACCTTGACCACAAAGCCATCGCGTTTGAGCGTTTTGGTGCCTTCGGCTTCATCAACGGCGAGCTCTCGAATCATCGCATCCTCGAGCATTCTGCGCTCCTCGGTTGCCTGGCGCTCGGCCTCCTTAGCGTGCACCCATGCCTCATATATGTTCATGACTCACCCCCTATTTTGGCGATCAAGGCGCCCAGGTCGGGTGCTTCCCAGGCATCGAGTTTGCCCGATCGGTCCTTGGCGATCCATAGGCCATCCGAGTCGCACATGAGCGCGCGCTGGGTTGATCCATCGGCGTCCTTTTCGACGCGAAGAGCCAAGACCTCATCGAAGTAATACGGCAGCGCTTGCCCGGTCTTATTGCCCGGCATGCTCGGTGCGTACAGTATCCGGCCCATTTCATCCTGGGCCTTTTCTAGCTTGGCCGAGAAATAAACGTGCTTGCCAGGCAAATCCCGGAAGGCGCGGATCACGTATGCCATCGCGTCCTGCATGGCGCCATACGCTTGACGCGGGTCTTTTGCGACGCGCTTTTCATGACCCAGGATCACCTCGGCGATCTCGGATATCGAGTCGAGCGCAACGCTTTGGAACCCGGCCGCCTCCTCGCTTGCACACCAATTGAGCGCCTCCTCGAGGGTGGCCATCGAATTGATCTCAATGAATGGGATATCTGCGTCTGATATACTCAACAACCCACCTTCAGCAGATAGCACCACCGGAGAGGGCAGTGTTTTGATTAACGAAGTTTTACCGGCGCCGGCTTGGCCATACACCAGCAACTTCACCCCTTGCGCGTGTAAGCCGCGCGTGCTTTTGAGCTTAATTGCCATGTTGTCATTACCTTTAGTTTTCCGATCGGTTCGAACCATTCGTGTTGATCGGTGCTTGCATTGTAATCAGCAAAAGAGTTTAAATACAAGGGATTTTTTTCAAGGGGATAAAAATGGCAGATCTAACTAATATATTTAATGGACCATGGACACCACCCAGCCGGGTGACATTACCACCGGAGCAGCAACTGATCGATGCGATTGAAAGCGCCGGGCTCGAGGCGCCGGAATCGGTTGTACTCGATGGCAAGCTGCGCCGGTTTGGGCGCAAGAAAACATCCTGGTATGTGGCGTATGGCGACAACATACCCGCCGGTCGGTTTGGCGACTGGAAGCTGGGCGTGGATCACGTATTCCGGGCTGATGTCGATCGGGATCTCACGCTTGCGGAGAATATGGCGGTTACCAGGCGAATGGCCGAGGCAAAGGCCGCACGGGATGCGGAGAAAGAAAAGCGCCAGGAGGTCGCCACCAACACCGTGCAAACGATATGGGACCAGGCGGGCCTTGCGTCGCCCGAGCACGAATATTTGACCAGGAAGGGCGTACAGGCGCACGGCGTGCGAATTACCGGAGACGGCCGGCTCATGGTGCCGCTGTATTACGAGGATGAGCTCACCAGTATTCAGTACATCGATCGCAATGGCGAAAAGCGATACCATACCGGGGGCAAAACCGGGGGGTGCTATTGGTCAATCGGTGAGCCTGGTCAAACGGTCTATATCGCCGAGGGTTTCGCCACCGCCGCAACCATTCACGAAATCACCGGTGCGATGGTATATGTCGCATTCAGCGCGTCCAACCTGGTGCCTGTAACTCAACACGTTACAGCAAAGCACAAAGGCGCCGGCGTCATTATCGTGGCGGACAACGACGAGTCGGGGGTGGGCAAGGCATACGCCGAGCAGGCGATCGCCAAATTCGGTGGCTCCATGGTGATCCCACCGATGCCCGGAATGGACGCCAACGATTTCCACCAGGCAGGGCACGATCTGCTCGCGCTGCTCGAGCCACCCAAATCCGATTGGCTGGTACCGGCGTCCGATTACTGCGCACGCCCTGCACCAATATCGTGGATCGTAAAGCACCACATACAAGATCGCGCCCTGGTGATGGTGCACGGGCCTAGTGGGGGCGGTAAGACCTTCGTCGTTCTCGACTGGTGTCTGCACGTCGCCACCGGCAAGGATCAATGGTTTGGCAATAAGGTGCACGGCGGTTCAGTGGTGTATCTGGCCGGTGAGGGTCACCATGGTTTGCGCTCGAGGATCGCCGCATGGTCGCAGTTCCACCAAGCACAAATCGACAATATGTGGATCAGTTCTACCGGGTGTGATCTCAACACGCCGGAAGGTTATCACCGGGTGCGCGAGGCCGTGAGGCAACTGCCAGACACCCCCAAGATGATTGTGGTCGATACGCTGCACCGATTCCTACAAGGCGATGAGAACAGCGCCCAGGACGCCAAGACCATGCTCGATGCGTGCAATGCTTTGATGGTCGACTTTGATTGCACCGTGCTATTAGTTCATCACACCGGCGTAAGCGACGAAGCGCAGCATCGAGCCAGGGGATCATCCGCCTGGCGTGGTGCGCTCGATATCGAGATATCAATCGTGCCCGGCAAAAAGGATAAACCGATCGAGATCGTGCAACGCAAGTCAAAGGATGCCGAGCTGGCGCCAACGGTTTTTGTGCAACTGCAAAGCCAGGCAATTGACGGGTGGTTTGATGAGGATGGCGAGCCGGTATCGAGCGCCGTGATCCAGGAGGGGACGCCGATCGAAAAAGTCGATCACACTATCGTCAATAACAAAAAGTTTTTTGAGAGTCTATGGCACGAATCCGGGCGCGATTTATTTTGCGGTCACCCGTATGTATCGGTCGCGTTTGCCCGGAGTGTTTTCGATGTTAAACACAAACCCATGACCGCCAAAAAATACGCATACGGGATCGAGGATAAAGGACCGCTCGCCAATCTGAAATCGAGCGGATTGTTGAGAAAGGACTCAAGCGGGTGGGTGGTTGAGGATGCCACTTGGTCAGCAGCCATGCTACTTGGCAGAAAATGACAGGGTCACTCAGGTACACTAGAGGGTCACTGTGACCTTTAGTGACCCCGGGGCAAAAAGCACCGAATTAGGGTCACCCAGGTACACCACCCCCTTATAGGGGGTGTACCACAGTGACCTCGGTGTGCGGCGTGTCAGTGAGCGGTATAAAAAATGATTTTTAAGAATAAAATGGTATTAGCAAAAATGTTTAGGGTTTGGTTTAATGAGCTCATCGGGTCAGGGAGACCCAGCTAACCAAGGGGAAAGGAAATGGAAACACAAACTCTAAACATGGTACTCAACGAATTGCGAAGCCAACTGTACTACTACCAGCGCGTTGATCATGAGCAAGAAACAGATTTCACGCAAGGTCGAGTGGTTGCAATGCAAGAAGCAATCCAGACAATCAACTACCTATTGAAAGATCAGGCCGCATAAGCGGCCAAAGGACCAAACCATGAAACGCTACCAAATCATAATCCTCGCCCTGGCGTTTATCGGCGCCCTGGGCTTTGCCGGCAACGGCGACATCGAGGAAGCCGAGATCCAGGCGAAGGTGTATGCCAAAATGGTATGTGCAGGACATTGGCCTGACTATGAGAACAAAAAGCCGAGATGTGACGATGAGCGATGAGGAGTGGGTCGAGTTGATGAGCTGGCTGCTTATGACTTTGATTGTGGTTGTGGTGGTCAATGCACTGCTCAGGATGTAAACGTATGTATATACATTGGCGCAGAAAAGTATACACAGAAGGGTATTAATAGGGGCTAGAGTGATGGTATATCGAGACAAGACATTTTGCAGCGAATCGTTCAGGTGTGGAACTAAGGACTGCCAGCATTGGATTGATTTCGAGGTTGAAACTCATGGCGAGGCATTGAGCCTGGCGAAACATAGGCGAGAGAATTGCGGGTGGACTAAACCCGACGATGACGAGTCGACCGTGTACAATATGACGTAAGGAGCGCACAATGAACGGCAAAGGATCACGGCAAAGGCCGACAAACAAATCAACATTCGATCAGAACTTCGATCGGATTTTTGGAGTGAAGGATGCTAAACACAGAAGAGATGATCGAGGATGTGCTGATCGCGATCAAAGCAGCGGAAGCGATGGCGAAGCGGGACAACCTGGCGTATGCGATAATGATGGATCTGTCGGTGGTGCCGGCGCACTCGGTTGAGGCGCGCGGTGTTCTCGAGGTAGTCAGACCAAAGGAGGGTCCGCGATGGAGGTCAGCATAGAACACAATCTCAAACAGGTAACGCGAGGCCTGACCGACTTCCAACGCAAGCAGGTGCCTTTTGCTACAAGCCAGGCACTCAACGATGTGGCGTTTGGTCTATCGCGCAAGCATATGCCTGGCGAATTGAACAGTGCATTCGAGGGTGGTGCGACGCCATACACAAAGCGCGCGTTTAAGTTTAAGAAAAGCACAAAGCGAAAACTGATATCGAGCATATACACCGACGAGCGCACGCATCCGTATATGAATCTAATGGTGCACGGTGGGCAGCGCCTACCCAAGCGCAAGGCCATCCTGGTTCCGACTAAGCACTTGCGAAAGAATCGGTACGGGAACGTGACCCGGGGTAAGCTGCAAACGCTGATCAATAACAAGGAGAAATATTTCTCGGGCAAACCGAAAGGATTCCCAAGCGCTGGCGAGGGAATATGGGAGCGCTATGGCCGGGGCAATCGCATCCGCATGGTGGCGCAATATGAGGACTCGGCCAATTACTCGAAGCGCTTCCCGCTGCAAAGGATTGGCACCAGTTATGTGCTGTCGCCTGGCGTCGGGTTCGAGCCCAGGTTCCGACAGCGCCTCAGTCGCGCTCTGGCGACGCAGAGGCGGCGGGGGTAGAATGGCCTCGCTCGAGGATGATCGTCGCCCAGGCGAGCGCTCAGGCGGTCTCAGGGGCTTTGCCTGCGTGGCCCCCGGGTTCAAGGTACTTTGACAGTAGGGCGCCGTGGGTTATTCGCGC